CTTCTTTAATACATATGCGGCCGTTCACCCCCGTAGAAGTTGTGATGCTTATGCCATGGCAACTCTTCAACAAAGCCCTTGGCAAGACAATCCTTTTGTTAAAGGACAGACGTTAAAAGAGCTTCAAGAGTGGACCCTTAACTTAGTGAAAGAAGAGCAGGGTGTTCTATCAAGTAAAGGTGTTACAAAATAAATATAACAGGGCGTTATATTTTTATCGGGATTTGCGAATGATTGAAACAGTAAAATATTCAGACATAGTGGAAACAACTAAAGCAGATGAGAAGCGAGTTTCTGGTCGAGTGTATTGCTTTGATGGAGTTGACAGCGTAACTGAAAACTTAATGGTTGAGATGAATGCTAAATTGAAAAGGCATACTCTCGTTGCTGTATTATTTTGCAATCCCAATACACAGTTTTGCAAAGATGAAATTCTTAATTCTCTGAATTACTTCCATAAAAGATCAAAGAATCATATCCATATATTCTGTTGTGGCTTCGGTGCTTATGAAAAATCCACAGAATTTAATGATATACAACAAGTTGTTTCTATTGATGGTACTCCGTGGTTTTACAGTGACACCGCTTTGGTCAATGTCGTTGAAAGTTTTGAAGCAAAAACTAGTTGGGTATATAGCGGTGAGAATGAGCTTCTCATTTTAGACGTTACACCTTCTGAAGATGAAGCTGACATTACAGTGAGCAATGCAATTGTTTGTAATCTTGAGCAAATGAAAACAGACAAAGCGTTCACATCAGTCCGATCTTTAATTGAAAATTTAATCCGTTACGCTGCTAGTAGTGAATGCGCAGACGCTTGGGAATTTAGTGATAGGCAAGGTATAAATGCAGCAAAAGATAGCCTCAAAGATGGGTTCTTGGGGTTGTTGCCAAATTCTGTTAGTGCGCTCTACAAAAAATCAGAGGGGTTTGCAGTCAGAAAAATATAACAAACATTCAAGACTAACCCCCACCCCATCAAAAAAGCCACCTCACAGGTGGCTTCTTATCAAAAAATCTTCTTAAACACTGGCGCGATGGCTTTGCCGATAATCTTAAAGTTGCGCCCGTTCTTGTGGTTGATCTCGAATGACTCGTAGGTCGGGTTGTCTGAAATCACCTGGTAAATCCCTTTCGGAATGTTCCACTTCAAACGCTTTACGTACACCGCATCGTCGATGCGAATGACGTATACCCCATCCGTGACCGGGTGTTGTAGTTCGCGGGTATCAACCAGCAGCCTGTCTTTGTGACTGAGGGTGGGTTCCATCGAATTGCCGTCAACGTAGATGATGGCGGCGCAGTTCGGCGCAAGGCCAAACTCGGCCAGCAGGCTTTTGGGAATGATGAGCTTGTCTATCTGGTACTCGCTGTGCACCAGTGAGCCCGCCCCTGCTGCTGCATGAACGTCAAACACGGGCAATTCGCACCAGTCTCTGACTTCCGCCAGTGGCACGATTTTAGAAACATTACTTGGTTCTGAAGCATCCTCTTTTGTAGGTGCTTCCAGTGCCATCAGCGCTTTTGCTTCGTCTGGGTCCGTGATGTATCTCTCAATTAACTGCTTTTTTACGTCAGCATGGAAATTAGAGATATGGTATTCAAACGCCCGCCCCTGTCCTGACGCCTTTCTTCTTAACCATTTGTTTCTTTTAGATTTTTGGCTAATACCCTCTAGGGTATTAGGCGTACCGCTGAGCTCAACTAGCTCATTACTGGTATACCATTCGCGCATAAGTACCTTATTTAGCCCTTGATCTATACCTTAATTGATCATTTAATTGAGCAAAATTAACCAAACACAAGTAAGCACAACTGCACACGATGAAGTTTTGAAGGCATCTACGTGAGCATTTATGCACAGTTATGTATGGAAGATACCATGACCCCGCTGATTAAACTAGATATGCCGTACCTGCCGATCGAAGAGTATGCGCGACGTCAACATATTGATTTGGTTGAGTCGGAGCAACTGATTGAGGCCGGAAAGCTGCCCATGAAGGCCGCGACACGCTGCGAGAAGAAGCGCTTCGTCAATATGGTCACCCTTTCACGCATGCGTTTGTGTAAAGAGTTCAAAGACCAACCTGACCTATTGGAGAAGCTAAATATGCACGTTTCAATTCAACCCGATTCCCCGATCCTCCCTCCCTGTGAACTGGCCCGCCGTTGGGGTGTGTCTGAAAACTCGATTCGCAACATGATTCGCGAAGGAAAGCTGCCTGTGATTGAGCGCGATGGCGCCAAGGGCAAGCACTACGTGAACATGGGCGCGCTGTGGCAACACGCCATTGAAGATTCTGAAAAGCCTGAAAACGACCACTTTTATCATTCGTTTTAAGTGAGCAGCCATTGCGGCTGTGAGCTCATTTCACTTGCGACAAGGTGAGTATCAAATATGGACATGAACACTTCAATGTACGTTTTCCTTGAGGGCAAACAAAAGGCATTTGATGAGGCGTGCTGCGCGTTCCGGGCGGCCAATAAGGTGTCGGCCATTGCTGCCGCCGTTGGGTTAGATGCCACGGTGCTGCGCAATAAGCTCAACCCAGAGCAGCCCCATGTTCTGACGTGCGCCGAGCTGGTTGCTATCACCAAAGCCAGTGGCGACTACACCATCATCAATTCTCTTTTGCTTGGCCTTGGTGTGGTGACCGCACAACTGCCACAAGAAGAGAAAACTGAAACCTTCCTCAAACGGGTACTGGAGCATTCGATGCTGTCGGGCGACCTGTCGCGCATGGCGTTAGACCACGGCGGCGACACCCGCCTGCCCCGCACGACGCGCCACAAAATTATCTCAAAGGCACAGGCCAGCATCGGCAACCTGATGCTTTTAATTTCTGATCTTGAAAACCGCACCTCTGGGGCAACGCCGTTCTTTGCGATGAGCGTGGATTTTATCACCCAAGGCGCGCCAATTCCGGGCCTGTCCTAAGGAGCCAAGATGAATCAGTTAGCCAGAAACGCACACACCCAGCACACGCCGCCAGCGCAAGAGAGCATCGCCGCGTGCAAATCGCTGTTTAACGGTGCCGCCACCCGCTGCCAGTTGAAGAAGATGTTCAACGAACTGCCAGAGAAAAGCCGTGGCTTGGTGCTGATCGCAGGCGGCCTGCCCGCGCGCGATTACAACCGAGAATTCGAATCGTTCGATGACCTGGAACTGCAAAAAATCCGCACCGGAATGCAGTACCTGAAAAACCTGACGGTCACGTTCGACAGCAAGGTCGGCGATGTTCGCCGCCTCAAGCACTACCAGTTCAGCAACACCCATTGACCTAGCCAACCTTTGCCCCCGTGGTATTCCTCTCGGAATGGGGGCCTTTTTCGTCTCAGCGTAGGAGCAAAGATGATGAATGACCCAGTAACCAAAGCCGCGTTTGAACGCGCGATTCTCGCCACTATCACCAGCCTGTATGAGCTGGCCATCGACAGCGCCGATGTGATGAGCGTGCGTATCGAATATTCCTCAAGCATGAAGATGCTGAACGTGGTGATCTTCTCCGCCACCACAACCGACCACGCCCACAGCATTGTGCTGCTCGATAGCAAACAAGCCCTGAAAGACTTGCTGGACATAGAAGATGACCTGATTGAGCGCATCGCTGCGCGCCGTGATGAGTTGGATAAGGAGAAAACGCAATGCAATACGCCGCAGTAATGCTGTGTTCCGATGGCGGAGTGATCCGCCACGAACAAACCCAAGAAGTTGCCAACATTCTGATTGGCGATTTCGATTCGATGGACGATGCCGTAAATCAGGCATGCGCCGAGCTCGACTGCAAACACCTTCGCAATGGCGTGATCAGCAAAGGCGAAGGCAAACCGGGCTTTATGTTAGTGACTACGCAAGAGTTGGAGGCGGTATGAGTGTTTCAAGAGGTTGGTTCGAGCAAGTAAAACGAGGCAATGAACACCACCAATATGGTAAACACCACCCTTCCTACGTGAATGTTGTGGGACAGACGTTCGGCAAGCTAACGGTGATTGAGCAAGCTCCGGGTAAAGGCGTTGTTTGTCAGTGTGCGTGCGGAAACGTTCATGTCGAGAAATATACCGTTGACCTTCGACGCGGATGTCGAAAGAGTTGCGGCCAGTGCAACAATATGGGCAATCCAAAGTTCAAGCCTGAAGAAGATAAGCTGATTTTGACGTGGGCTGGACTGAAATCCACTGAAGAAATCGCCCGTCTTGTTTCCGCCCTTGGACACAGAAAAGCGACGATTCCTACTATCAAAAACCGCGTTAGAACCTTGAACAAGCACCGCGCTAAGAATGACAAAGTATCGTTGCGTAGAAGAGGAGAACTGTACCCTCACGCCAAGGGAACCGATCACGAAGTTGAGCTTTGCCGCCAGTTGTATGAGGAAGGTTTAACGCCAAAACAGATCTCAGAAAAGATGGAGTTCACTCGTTCTCATGTGAGTAGCATTGTTTATCACCACAGCAGAAATGAATCTGCCAATGGGTGGATGTAGTTGAACACCCTCACCGACCCCGCTGAAATCGACCTTTACGAATTCCCATGGCAAGCCCCTTTAACGGAAGTTGAAGCGGGCTGCTTTGGTGATCGTCGATTCAATGAAGTGATTCAGCCAGATAGCCTGAGTGTACTTGAACGCAAATTGTTTGAAGCCAACCCGGATGACTTTGCCTGGGCGCAGTCGCGCCTCCAAGACCTGCCCGATTACCTGACGAAATACTTCGTCACGCGCTACATCAGCGTGTTCGAAAAACTCGGCCGTAAAGAAGCTAACATTTACCTGCGTGAACGCATGGCACCCGCAACGGAACGCGCGCAAAAGGTCTTGGAAAAATACAGCAAACTACCAACCACGCATAAAGTGGCGATGTTCTCTAAAGAATTCGAAAGCGGCGATAACGCATTCGCCTCCGTGTACTTTACAGAGCACAGCCTTCCTGAAGACTTTCAGCGTCCTCAGCTCTCTTTTGATTTCGACCAAGCCGAAAAACATACCAAGCCAGAGAAGAACCGCAGCGTTGCCGAACTCGAACCCGACGAACTCAGAGACATGGCATTCAAGTTGTCGCAAATCACCTCTGCCCGTCACCAACGCTTTGCTGCTTCTGCCATCAAAGAAGTGAAAGCAGATCTGGCGAAGCGCGAGGTCAAAGCCTCTGAATCGCAAATCGGCGAGATTGCGGTGGTGAGCACCTATCACAAGCTGGCGGCTTTCGTGAATGAGTTCGGCATCAAAGCGCCCCGCAAGCGCAAGAAGCAAACCGAGCTGACGGCCCTGAACGACATCTCCAGAATGCGGGATGAGAAATGGTGGCGCGGCCGACTGGCACACATTCGCAAAATCATGCGCGAGCATCTGGCGATCGCCATGGGGCAAGTGAGTTACAAAGCCTCGCCTTATGCCTCTTGGGATTGTGTCCGTGAGCATCAGGAGCAGCAGAAAGCCAACTATGAATACATCAGGCAGTGCCAGCTGATCGACGAGATTACAGGCGAAGAAGCCGACTTGTGGGATATGGCGAAAAAGAGCCTGTCGAATCCGGCTATCCGCCGTCATGAGCTGATGGTGCGCTGCCGTGGCTGCGAAGACATCGGCAATGAGCTTGAACTGCAAGGTTTGTTTCTCACGCTCACTTCGCCGTCCAAGTACCACAACAGCTACAAGAAAGGCGGCTTTATCGACCACTGGAACGGTGCCAGCCCGCGAGACACGCAAGCCTACCTCAACAACGTGTGGCAGCGCATTCGCGCCAAGCTGGGACGTGATGAAATTCGCTGGTTCGGGGTTCGTGTGGCTGAGCCGCATCACGACGGTACGCCGCACTGGCATTTGCTGATCTGGGTGAAGCCGGAAGATGTCGCGCAGGTGCGTGATGTGTTCATTTCCTACGCCGTCGAAGAAGACAAAGAAGAGCTGTATCCGCAGTTCGACCGCAACCCGAAACGCGCCGAGAAAAAGCAGGCCTTTCACGGGCCGTTCAATTACAAGCCGCGCTGCGACTTTGGCTACATCGATCCGGCCAAAGGCACGGCTACGGGCTACATCGCCAAGTACATTTCCAAGAACATCGACGGCTTTGCCATGGACGATGAAATGTCCGACGAAACGGGCAAGCCAGTGAAAGACATGGCCAAGAATGTGAACGCATGGAAAAGCCGCTGGGGTATCCGCCAGTTTCAATTTTTCGGTGGCGCTCCGGTCACGACTTATCGCGAGCTGCGCCGTTTTGCTAACAACGATAAAGCCAGCTTTAACCAGTACCTCACTCAACTGAACTATGAAGAGCTGCTGACCATTTATGAAGAGTTGGACATCCGTGAAGGCCGCAAGCTGATCGGCCCGCCTATTCCGGCAGAGCTGATTCGTCGCCATAAGAAGTTCGACAGCAAGTATCTGTTTGTGCTGCTCACGCAGGTTTATCAGGCCGATCTGGAACACGAAAACGGCACAGTCACGGAAGTGATGAAAGCCGCCGACCGTGGCCAATGGCGTGACTACATCATGGGCCAGGGTGGCCCGTTCGTGAAACGCGCTGACCTGCTGATCACCAACGTTTATGAAGAGCTGCCGTTTGCCTCTCCGCACGGCGAAACCGTTCGCAAGTTGGATGGGTTTGACGCATCCGGCGTGTTCATCAAAACACGCCTGAGAGTCTGGACGATTAAACAGAAATCCAAGGTTAACGATGATGCGGAAGCGATCGCCCAAGGGAGCGCAGCGACCGTCATTGGCGGCACCGCCGCCTCTCGGAGTTCTGTCAATAACTGTACGGAGCCCCGCGAGGATCAGGTCAGCGATCAGCTCACCAGGTTGTTAGCACCAGAGCAAAGAAAGGCGAATAAACCGCCAAATATTGATGAAGCGGCACTGGCCGCACTCAGAAAAGGCAGTTCAATTCGCATCGATGATGAACGAAGTATCCAAATCCGCCCTGCGGAGGTAGACGAGTACGGCGAAAAACGCCCGGCTCAGCTGGTCGAAGTCAGCCGCGCGCCTGCCGATGATTTGTCGTGGATGAATTTTGAAGGTTGGGATGAAGTGTTAGCCCAACCAGAAACTGAAGAGTATCAACAACCGGACCTGTCGTTCTTCCCAGAACTGGAAGACGACTGGCCGTTAGCGTGAGGAGATCCCATGTTAATCACCTGCCCTATTTGCGGAAGCAAAGCACGTATTGCAACATCCAAAGCGATGAGTAACGAAACGCGTGAAGCCTATTGCCAATGTCTGAACCTAAACTGCGGTCGTGCGTTTACCACGCTGACCACGGTTAACCGCATTATTGAACCGACTGGCGCCAAACCAGACCCAGAACTGCAACCCGAATTGTGCAAGGGAGATGTGGATCAGATGGACATCTTCAGTGCCTTTGAGCAAATCCAATAAACCGGAAGTCTAGACTGCATGAAAATTAATGTCATTCCCTCAAAGCGTCTAAACGCACTATTGGATGTTCTGCCTCTGCGCGAAATTCCAGAGCAAACCAGAGCGGCGCTGAGGCTCGTCTTTGAGTCTGGTTATTCATACGAACTCGCGTCCCTGAGAACGGGCGTATCGAGCAAGCGTATCTCTCTGGCTGCACGCAAAATGATACAAATGGACGCCATGTTGTTGGATGCCTATCGGCTTTAAAAAGAAAGGATCTGAAAAACGATCAAAAACGCACGTTTGCGATCCCGGCACTTCTCTAAATCCCCAATCTAAA